GGCCCAGGGTGGGTAAGGTTTATAACTACCTTTATTCTTCCAGGTCATACTCGCTCCAGGATGTCGGCACGCATTGCCCAGAAGGCAGCAGCATGAACATCTTTGGGCGCTTCACCAAAGGCTTCGGCGTAGGAATCCTCATTAGGTGATGCGAGTAAAACAGCCTTGGATCTGGCGGTGTAGATAACTTCTTCGGATCCATCGAGTGTCTCATGCAGCCACTCATCCATATACTCACGAACAACATCCTCATCCACATCATCTTCATCATCTAGCTCCTCAGCCTCAATGGTGATCTCAATGAAACTATCTCGCTCGCTTGTGTACATCTCGACGTACTCACGCACGACAAAGTAATACCACCGCTCAAGCGCATGATATGCATCGGCAAACCCTACCTCTTGCTCAGCCATACTGAACCTCCATTCATTTTAATTTTGCGAGAACCCAACAGGCTTGGAGCGTAGCGGAAGTTAGCCTGTTGGGGGCGAGTTAAATTCTAGTAGTCATCATCGTAATGAGTGACCACACCATAACCTCGAGCCTCATTGTAAGCATCCATGCCACCAGCAGCGAAGGCTTCCATCCCTCGCAGGTGTGACTCACCATCATCATCCTCAATCTCTAACTCTTTGGGTTCCCCAGCTAGAGTGCAGTCATTGATAGTGTTGCGCAGGTTAGACACCCAGTACCTAGCATTCGTAAGTGCGTCGTGTACCTTTACTGCTTCCTCGCTAGTCAGGTCATTGACCCATGGCTGACGCCAGTAACCACGCTCCATGTTATGTAGCTCGGCTACCATCCGAACCACCTCGTTATACATCTTCTCTTCATTAGACACGGTATGCATCTCTCTTTCCTTGAGCCCAATCAACGGCCCTCAATACGGAATCAATATCCTTTTGCTTGATGCCCCACTCACGCAGTTTCTTCTTGCTGACATCCCAGTTCTCATGAGCCTCGTTCAGATACTCAATGAGATAGGGATGATCCCACATGATCAGGACACCCTGCCAAACTTTATTACTCATAGCTAAGCGACCGGGCATCAGTGCTCCTTCGGTCTTGCGACCATGATAAGGGTGAACCCTCTGTCATCACGACACCAATCAGGTTCACCGTCTCCCTTGCCAACACCGAACATACCAGTGCGCTTATCATGCACAACATACATAGGTTCAGCAGCTTTGAAGGCGATGCGGTTAGCCTTGAGGCTGGCTCGCATTGCATTCCTGTACCAAACACAATCCTTGAAATCGCCCGCCATCATTATTCCTCCCGCTCGATACCGAACTCTTTATCGACAGCATCGTAAGCAGCATCATATGATATGGCGTAGTACCAGGTACCAGCCTCCTCCTTGGCCCAGGCACAGCCCCATCTGACATAGACCTCGACGCCATCCTTAACTAGGCTCTTGATCTCTTTGTCTACTGAATCAGGGAGATGATCTAGCTCAGCGAGAACTATCTCTCTCTCATCGTTATCGTCTTGAGCGGTGATAAAGAAATCAGGTCCAGTGATGCAGCCATCACCATCCTCGGGCGGGTCATACCAGCTACTCATTGCTGCTCTCCTTAGCGTCACGATGTCCAAGTTGATAAGCCATGATAGCAACACGAGCTAAGTCAGACTGACTGCCTCGCATGTCTTTGATGAGATCATTTAACTCATCCATGTCTTTAGGTGTGCGAACTAATTCCATGCGACCTCCATATATACTAACTATATCCCTATCCCCTCCCCCCCTAAAGGGGGGAAGGGGGATAGGGGTTATAAGCTAAAGGTATAAAGCTTATCCAGATCTAGCGCACTCATCTCGCTTAGCTCACTCTCGAGTGTATTGATTTCTGTTATGCTGCGACGCCTTCTCGCTCCAGCCTCAGCAGCAATGCGAATAACTTTATCAAGATTATCTAACGCATCTTTAGCCTCCGAAAACTTAATAGCTAACTTAGTTCTCTTAATCATCAGAGTCCTATGCATCTCTTCAGGATCTCTGTGTAGTCCATCAATCAGTTCGGTTATTCTCATCATAACTCCTTAAGTTCGATCGGCAGTACTGAGTTTATGATAGCCTCGGCTTCCACCTCAAAGTTCGAAGGCCCGAGGATCTGCATCTTGTGCAAACCCTCGAGCCCTCGACCTTCAAGTACAGCCTGGCCAGCTATTTCTTCTTCGAAGCTTCCTTCTGCTTAGCTTCGAACGCCTTCTTAGCAGTAAGATCAAAGGGCGCAGCGATGCCATCATCATTAAAGACGACGACCGGAACCGACTTGTTCTTCGCCAGCGCAGCATCGTACTTGGCCTCGAAGTTGCGGTACTTGTGCTTAAGCAGCAGTCGACCGCTATCACCAGCCTCGTTCGTGATCTCGTAAGTAGCAGTGTACTTCGGATTCTTATTGCTCTTGCTGATCACCTTCACCACCGTGTAAGGCACGTCATCAGGAGTCTTCTCAATGCAGAGAGCACCCTCATCAGCAAAATCCCCGAAGTCTTTCTCGATGTTATCTTCCCAAGTCATAGCAAAGTCCTTTCTATTATTGCTATTTTTTATTCAGCACCTCCTGGCGCTCTGTGTTTGCGCCAGGAGGTCTGATCTTTAATCATCTCTCAATCATCTCAAACTAAATTACGTCTAGTGCCCTTCTTCTGCACAAGCTGTGCAAACTACATTCATCTTGTCGCCTCCTTCATAATCAGACGTGCGAACTAACTCCTCTCCTTCTTCAGGTTCATTGGCGCATACATCGCAGGTGTATACCTTCTCTTCGACGAAGCTGATCTGACCTCCGTCGATCTTGAGCCAGTGTCTAATGAGCATTACCGATCCTCCAAGAAGCTGAATGCCTCACCGAGTGTGACCGATTCCTCTTCTTCCTCTTCAGGGTCACAGACAGGGCAGCATTCATCATCACAAAGATAGCCAGACTCAGGCTTAGGTTCAGGCTTAGGTGCTCTGCCCTCATCAAACCTCTCCTTCATGCGGGTCTGCCTGCGAATCATCTCGGCCTCTGCATCTTTCAGCTTGCCTTCAAGCATCAGGATGTTGGCGATGGTCCAGATGTAAGCGAGCTTATCAAGACTCAAGACGCAGCCTGCATCTCTGCACCTCTTTGCGTACTGAAGCACGCTCTCTTCTTCTGGGATTGGTTCTAGGAACAGTGCCCCCAGAAATGCGATGTCTAATGGCGTGGTGTTATTCATGGTTAGTATGCCTTTCCGCCCTGGATCAGAGCTAGCTCGAGGTGAATGTCAATGCCCGGCACCCATTGGTCGTACCTTCCAACGTACCCATTGCGGATCTCGTTGAGTCGGCCGAGCGAAGGAACAAAGAAGTCTCGCATGCGGTAGGTTTCTTTCTGCGCCATGCAATCACCGCAAGTCGGCATGACTTTCGTTCCGCTTTGGTTGATGCCCCGCATCAAGACATCGTCGTGGCTCCCGCACCTGTGACATCTGGGCGATCCTTCGAGGGAGTGTTCCATCCACGTGAACTCCCAGTTGTCGTGCTTGTCGACGTTCTCTTCGAACAGTTCTTCAGCCACGAACATCATGTCAGGCACGTCTTCAATACGCAGACTACCGAACTCGTTCCGCTTCCTTTCTTCTACGCTGCCAGCTAGTGCTAAAGTTGCGAACAACTCCGTGCTTCCCGTTAGCTCCATCATCTTCTCCTTCTTAGGGGTGTAAAGATTTTCCCCTTGTTATTTTAGTTGGGAAATCTATTCACCCAACAACGCAGATGATCGGTGTCGGTGGTATGTCTGCTCTCTCCTGTACTGAGTCTCGGGCTCTATCACGGGCCCGGCAGCAGTACTGAGGCTCACAGCGGGTGCGGTTTCTGGGGTTCTGTTGCTCTGCGGTTTCGGCTGCTAAGGTAGGAAGACTTGTCTGGATACCGTTAAAAAAAGTCTGATAAGCGACGAAGGAGCGTGTGCCATAAAACTGTTGCTCGACGAGCGAGGCAAGAGAATAGAGGAGCCGAAGCCCCTCTATCCCCTTCCAGGTTCGCCTAGCGATTACGCATAAGCTGCGTGTGTATCGCCAAGCTCACGAATACGAATGGTGCAAGGTGCGCCGCTCCAGAATTCGCCTTCGGGCCCTGCGATCAAGCACGCCCATTCGTTGCCGCCGATGACCTGCTTGTACACGCTTTCGACCTCGGCTTTCTGCACGTCGGTGAAAACAAACAACAAGCCTTGCATTTCAGGCTGCATCGGGTTTTCGACAAGGATGTTCCAACCGTTACCGCTCTCATTGGGCTGAAAGCCGTTGCCGAATGGCCGAAGAGGGCCCTTGTAGTCGAGAGGGATTAGAACCCTGCGAGGTGTGGTAGCCGTTGCATTCGCTGCGTAGCTATTTTCGATTGCGCTCATGTGCGCTCCTTTCATGTACAGGACGAACCATTCAGCCCTGTCATGCGTTAGCTGCTGAATTGTCGTCAACGTGACACTGACGGGTACGCCCCTCGCGGCCTGCGCCTGTTGCTAAAGATCCACCAGGCAGGTGCGGTCCTGCGGTCCCTGTTGCTACTGCGGTCCCTGCGGTCCCTGCGGTTCTGCGGTTCCCTTCCGCCGTACCTGAGGTACCCAACCCTCCTCTACGCTTTCCGCCAAACCCCTTATATTACACTTTCCAAGTGGAACAGTTTTCCTATAAAGGACAACTGGATGACCCGGAGGTGACATGGGGCGAAAGAAGGTAGCTGACGTTAAGTATACTCCTACCCTTAGCAAGCATCTGCTCGAAGGTGCTTTTGTTCAATGCATGCATCAAGTTCTTGAGAGCCTGCACATGTGCCAGAACCACAAGCAAACAAAGATGACACTAGAGGAGCATGTTAAGGCTCTTAAGAATATTGCGGGCTCTGAGCTTCAGACTGCTCTTATGATTACCGAGGGTCGTCATTCATCGACAATGGTTCCGAAGCACGCCTTATGGGTGAAGCGCGCTCAGACTTGTTATGATAAGCTTATTGAGCTTGATGCTTCTGACCCGGATGACATGAAGAATCCTCTTAAGGAAATCACGATGTGGATTCAGGATGCCCATCTAATTCTCCATGAGGACACCCAGCCTGAGATTCGGGAATATCTTTCTAGTAAGGGTCTTAAGGAAATTGATGGGGAGGTAACACTCAATGGGAAAATCCGGGTATCGGGCCTCCAGTAAGGTCTATGAGAAAGAGGCTGCCGAGGACGCCATCGACGAACTAGAGGGCGAGCGCGAGGAGACTCAGCGCAGAGACCGCTACGCTGTGGACCTCCTTGAGAGGTCCCCAGCGGGCGCTATAAAGAAGGTTCCGAAGGAGGCGCATGGTCGTGTTCATAAAACTGTTCGATCTATTATACGGGCTGAGTGGGAGAGTGGCGAGTCGGCTTCTTTACTGGCTAAGCGTCACGGGATTAGTTCTCGAAGTATTAGTCGGTGGATTGCTAAGGAGAACTGGACTCGGAGCGCAATGGATGCCCCAAGTGCGATCTTACAGCATGCACGGCGTGAGATTCAGCGTAAGGTTGAAACCGCAAAGGTTGAGGCGACGGCTGCTATCGAAGATATTCTCGCAGAGCATAAGGGGGCCAGTCATACGCTCAAGGCCCTTTTACATGAGGCCACGGCCAAAGCCCTTGCTTATCCTCACAAAGACCCCTTCCGACAATTGCTAACGATCAAGGTGGCGTCTGAGGTGGCCAAGAATATTCAGGCGATGGACCGTAAGACGTGGGGTTTTGACGAGAACAAGACAAAGACGACAACACAGATCTTCGATGTTTTGAGTACGATGGAAGAGAAAGTTGAGCGACAAGCTATTGCGGCGGATAAGTCTAGTCCTATAAAAGACGGCCATGGAAAATAACCTTCTCGAGTTACTTGCCGACTTTGGTGCTCTTGGCTTGGCCAGTGGCGCTATCTTTTGGCTTTATATCAAGATGGCGCAGCGTCTTGATACGATGACGGATAACTTCCAGAGTCAGCTTAGGGAGCAGGCTCAGGGTCATATCGAGCGGGAAACGGCGCTTCGAGACAGGTATGATACGGTGATTGCCACCTACAACGATGAGCGTCTTCAGGTGATTCAGGGCATTGGAACGAAGCTTGAGGTCATCGAGAAAGAGATGGAAGACATCGAGGGTAATCTTAAGATCATTATCGAGTTGTTAAATGAAGGACGCTAGGGACGAAATCCTTCGCTGCGCTCAGGATTTTGAGTACTGCACGAAGTATTTTAAGATTGTGACGAAGCAGTCCAGGCTTGAGTCTTTTAGACTTAACGATGCTCAGAAGGATGTTATTGGTTCTCTGAGTCGCAACGATAATCTGATGATGCTCAAGGCTCGCCAGTTAGGGAGCACGACGGGTATTGCGGCGTATTTCTTTTGGAAGGCGCTGTTTACTCCGCATACGAATGTTGCGGTTGTGGCGCATACGGATGAGGCGGTGAAGAAGATCTTTGAGATCTACCGCCTCTTTTATGATGAGCTACCGGACTTCTTAAAGCTTGAGACGGTCAGGGCGAGGGAGAATCAGCTTAAGTTCGTGACGGGCAGCAGCATTCGGATTGGGTCTGCTTCGAGCCAGAGCTTTCGTGGTGGCACCTATCAGCTTATTCATGCGTCGGAGTATGCCTTCTGGGGCAACATGGAAGAGACGATTGCGTCTTTATTCTCTACAGCTACCGAGAATGCGAAGATTGTTCTCGAGTCTACTGCTAATGGGATGAATGAGGCTTACGATATGTGGAGTCGGGACAACGGCTACACGAAATTGTTCCTTAGTTGGAAGATGGATCGAGCTTATGCCATTGGCGATCCTGCATTTAGTGATCCGAGCGAAGAGGAATTGGAGTACAGCTACGAGAATAAGCTGACTCAGCAACAATTCAACTGGATGGTTAAGACGCTTCGGACGAAATGCGCCAACAATTGGAATATTTTTAACCAGGAGTTCCCCGCAAACCCTGAAGATGCGTTCATTCAGTCGGGATCACCCTTCTTTCCCATGAAGTTTGATGTGATTAACGCCACTCCGGGGTATGAAGAGTACGAGGAACCGAAGAAATTCGGGATTTACCTCATGGGTGTGGACACTGCATCCGGCTCACCGGGTGGTGACTACAGCGCATTCATGATTCTTGACGCGACGCAGCCCAAAAACCTGCGAATGGTGGCTAGTTTCTATGAGAGAATTCCGCCGAGCCTGTTTTCAAAGCATGTTTTGACTGCGGCTAAGAGATATGGCGCGTTAGCGGTGGTCGAAACCAACAGTTACGGCTTAAGTGTGCATGAATACCTGCAACAAGAGGGCTATCCCAGCTTTTATCGGACAACGAGCTTCGATAAGGTGACAAACGGGTGGCGAAACCAGCTTGGTTTCCAGACAACGGTAAAAACGCGGCCATTGTTGTTCTCGAGGCTGTATGAGTACGTCAGTCGGGGCTGGGTAAGGACGAATTGCCCGAGGTTTCAGGCCGAAGCCAACCGATTGCACTACAATAGTCGGGGTAAAGTGGAAGCGTCTGCGGGTCAGCACGATGATATGATCATGGCAACAGGTCTTGCGCTAATGGGCCTTGACCAAGTAGATGAGATCGCAGAAGAAGTGCAGAAATCTTATAAACCACGGAACATTCGAGAGATTCTCGAATGGGAAATGAACACTGGCAAACTTTGGAAAGAAGCAGATGACCGATCATTCGCTGATGACAGCCAATATCAGATTCAAAGTCTTTTCAATGACCTCTCATAACCGTCACTTGGGACGTAAAACCTCGTATTAGGGAGAATTGGGCATGTTGACGCCAGAAGAACAAGAGCGGATGGTTGCTAGGCTGCAAGGGGAAGAACCGGAACAGGAAGTTCAGGAAACAGCCCCCGAAGCAGAAGAGGAGCCCATCCATGAAGAGGAAGCGGAAGAAGAAGTTACTTCCGTAGAGGCCGCTGAAGCTGAAGACGAGTATGAAGAGGAAGAAGGGGGCCATGCGGTTCCTTACGACCGATTCCGGCAAGTCAATGAACGACGTAAAACACTGCAATCAGAAATTGCAGACCGAGATCGTCAACTCGAAGAGCTGCAAGCAAAGTTGAATCAACAATATCAACAGGCCGAACGACCTCAGGAATCTTACAGCGATGACTTTGAGGACTTTGAGGAAGCTGATCCTGATAGCTGGTCTGCCCGTTTCAATCAGATGGAAAAGGCAAACAAGGAAATGCAGATCAAGCTTGCTCATATGGATATTCAGCGAGAAGTGCATAGCGCCTCTCAAGAGTTTCCAAATGTTCCCGAGTCATACATGTGGGATATGATCGCTCAAAATGGAAACATGACTGCCCACCAAGCCGCTCAGCAATACAGCGAATTCGTTGGAGAAATCGAAGAAGCTGCTATTGCGCGGTATTTAAATGAGCAGAAGGTCGAGGCTGCGCCAGATGCGCCTCCTCGTCCTTCATCACAACAAACGGTAGGTACTGAATACCTGGCCGAGCCAGAATCCCCTCGCACATTAGACGAGGCCAGGCAGGCTATGGTGATGTATCTTAATTCTTAGATAGGAAAAGAAAATGGCTTCGGTCAAGATTTCAGATTTAGAAGCAATTCTAAAAGAGTTCTATCTCGGGCCGATTATTGAAGCACTTAATAGTCAGCTTGAGATGGTTGATCTTTTCAAAAAGATCACTGTCGATTGGTCGGGTAAGAAAGTTATTATCCCGGTCCATGTTTCTCGTAACACTGGCACTGGCTACCGCCGAGAAGGAAATCAGATTCCTGCTGCGGGCGGCCAAGGCCACGTCGATCTGACGATTACCGCACGGTATCTCTACGGTCGATTCTCTCTGACTGGTCCTGCAATTGCGTCGGCCAAGACGACCGCAAACAGCTTTGCAACCTACGTCCAAACGGAAATGGACGGCCTTG